GTAAGGAGTTTTTAATATATCAAGAATTATATCAATAAAACCGCCTTTGTCTGCCTCTTTCCAGTCTTCTTCAGTCATGTTTTGTAAAAGGTCTTTTTGCTCATCATTCAATGGTCCAGTAGTGTATAAAAAATCAAATTTATTACGAGGAGGTCTTTTATTATCCATTGTTAAATTTAGTAAACCTCTGTAGCCTGGTCTTGAACCATCAGCACTTGGACGTACTAATTGTCCTCCTGCATATCCAATTCTTCCACCATTAGCAGCCATAGCTACTTCTTGTGGTTGCTCCATGCCTTGACCTTCTTGTTGCTGTTGCATAATTGCTTGTACAAATTGTTCAAAAGTTAATGTGCCACCTTGGTTTTTATATTTTACAAATTCTGCCATCAGCATTTGTTCTATTTGTTCTTGGCCTGCTTCTCCGCCATTTAATAATCCAACTCTTCCACCTTCCCTCATCATGCTTGCAAGAATTTCATCTGCTCTATTTTTTGTTTGTGTATTATGACCTATTAAATCATAGGCCGCATTTTGTGTAGCTGGACCTAAAATAGTATTTTCTATAAGACTATTGTCTTGAACTACCTCATTTCCTTCTTCTTCAGTCTCATCTACACCAATAGGTCCATAAAAAGGTTGTCCGCCGGGTAATATATTTTTCCAATTAAACCCTTTTACAACAACCGTATTATCTAGATTACCCGTATTATCTGGTGGTGGAACTATTATGTTACCAGTGTCTCCTGATCCTGCGTCTCCACCATATCGTTCGCTAAACGTCTTTCCTGCATATTCTTGATCGGGATTTACATTCCCTCCATAGTTTCCACCTGCTGATGCACCACCTGCAGGTCCTCCTGGTGCTAAATGAGCTCTTCCGCCATCAGCTGCGTAAAAATTTCGATTTACAAATTGTTTGTTAGGCATAAAAGATAGTGTGCTTCCTGTTGGATTTCTATAATAATTCTGTGCTTGGTTTCTTATGTCGGCAATACTTGAAGGAACTTGTGTCCATGATTCTTCATCAACTTCTTCTTCATCACCTTTCATAAAGAAAGGTGCTGCCAATGCTGCTGCGCCTAAACCTGTAAATATTTTTTGACCAGTGCTCATTCCACCAAACATATTTCTAGCGCCACCTAAAAGATTACCAAGAAAACCAGTTTTTTTAAATCCCATTGAAGGAGGCACGGTTCTACCAGCCATTATACCTTTAAGAAAACCTGCACCTTTCATACTTGAAAAAGGACCTGCTCCCATACCATACATACCTAAGCCACCTAATAAAGCAGCCTTACCTAGTGGGCTTTTAACAATTTTCTTAACACCACGAACAGCTTTTTTAACTAAGCTTCCTAATCCGTAGAGTTGTCTGGGTTCTTGCATTCTAGAAATTGCCATAATTTTACCTTAATCTCCTACTTTACTTTGTTTTACTCATTAAATCAAGAGGCGGCATGATGACCTTTACATCTTGTGCCATGTCCTCGTTCTTATAACCTTTAGATTCCCAGTCTTTTCTGTCTTTAAAAAGCTCTCCAGTTTCCTTGTGTCTATAAGTTAATTGTACTTCTGCGTTTTTTATTTCCATTAATCTGTTTTCTCCTTTTTAATGTTAAGATAACTAATACCAAACACCACACCATCAGACACGGTTCCTGCGGTAGTGTAGGACAATTTAGTGCCCCCTTCTACAATCAAAGGTAGGGTTAATATTTCTACACTAGCTGATGTCGCTAATGTTTGAGTATGTACTATCTCAAATGCATTGTTTTTAATTGTAACAGTAGGTGTATTAGATCCTGATTTATTAGTAACTCGTAATGACCTAACAATCACTGTTTCATTCACTCCTGGTTCTAACATATCAACAGACTCAGCTGATGTAGTTGTTTTACCATAAAATTTATATTCGTTTATTACTGCCATTATGCGTCTAAGAAAAAAGTCTTAGCCTCTATTTCTTGTTTAACTTCATCTTGAAATGAAGAGTTTAATTTTGTTATTACACCATCAAGATCTCTAACTAATGATTGTAGATTTTGTCTGCTGTATTCTTCTTCAGCTCTTGTTAATGATTGTACTATCTTTGCCATTATAAAATACTTAGTAGTCCCCCATATCTTAAACCTACTCTTCCGCCGTGTGCCAATCTATCTTTTGCTCTCTCATAAGTTGCTTTTTGAGATTTATCATAAGCTTCTACAGAGCCGTGACCTCCCCAAGAGCCCGGGCCATCACCACTGGGTTTATTATCTTGGATTGTTGTACCTGTAGTTGTGGTTGTAACATCTTTATTTTTAGGATTTTGAGGAGAGTTTTCCCAAGCTGTTATTTCGTCTAGTGTTTTTTGATAATTTTTCCAACTAATTTTTTTACCTTTATCAATTCTATTTTCAAACCAATCTTTCTTTTTACCTAACGCTACATCATAATCATTTGATCCAAACATAGAAATTACATTTTTACCTGATAACACACTATCAGGTCCATATTTATGGAGTCCAGTATTTGGATCTATACCAATCATATTGTCTTGCATTTCTAAATAATTTAATTGATCAACAAAGTTTGGATTATAATTTCTAGATTCAATATTAAAAGGACTTAATGACCATGAAGCCATAGCAGCTGGTAAAGGTATTTGTGGTTGCTTAGATAATCTTTCTCCAAGTGTGCCTCTTACTTTTGGCGTGCTTTTAAACACACCTTTTGCCATGTCCCATATCTTTGCTAACCCTTGTTTAGGTTCGTAAATTTTTGGATGCATGCCAATAGTTTCGTTAATAATTTTATTTGGATATTCAACACCGGACCCATAATCATCTGCGTACTCAATACCCTCCATTTTTATTGACTCGTCAACAGGAACTTCTGCAACAGCTCGAGGATTATAGGTTAAATCTAGTCCTCTTTCTCCGCCACCTCCACCAGAATTAGTAAAAGCCTCGGTATAAGGTATTCCATAAGATGTTGTTTCTTCTACTTCCTCTACTGCAGGAGGTGTATAGTTTAAAAGAAATCGATTTAAAGGTAAAAATTTATTGCCTGCATCATATCTTTCCTTATCAACGCCTGTATAAAAAGTAGACATTATCTTCTTCCTCCTGGATGTATATCTAATCTAAACGTACCTAGTTTCCAATCTTCATTGCTACTTGTGTTTGCAACTTTAAGCGCAATAGATCTTGCTCTTAATCTTGTATCTTTTTTAGTAGTAGTTGAATCAACACTAAAGTTTGTAGTAGTACCCGTGCTATTTGGATAATTTCTAGTTGTAAAACTAATTTGAGTGTTGCCCGTTTGTGAAATAAAATCTGGTATAAACCTACTAATTCTCATTATAAATTCTCCGTCTCCTCTAAGGTCGGGCATCCCTACAATCTGTCCACCACCTCTAGCTGATTTTTGAGTAATGTCAAAATCACCAGAAGTAATAGTTCCAATTACTGCTGTAACGGCTCCACCAGCATTAATTTGATCGGTCCCTGTTTCCTGTTTATAGTATATAGTACTTCCGTCTGTATTACCAGTTACATCGAACGAAGCGTCGTCTGAAGGATTATAATAAGTAGCATGTGGTTTAGCAAAAACAGCTGAATCTTGCCACGCTGCTCTAGGTAAAGTACCTGTTGTCCATATAGGTCTTTTAATTGTAGAGTCTAAATAGTTATAAGTAACTACTCTATTAATTGCATCCGAAGCAGCAGTACAATAAAACCAACTTATTTCTCCAAACAAATTATTTAATCCACAGTTCACAAGATCTCTAGAAGTAGAGTTTAGATCATCATAAACATGGTCTTCTACTAGACAAGGTAAAGATTTTAATTGACCATCATAAGCAAAGAAACCATTTTCAGACATCCAATAAGCTGTACCGTCAACCTCCATACATGCATTTTTTCCTAACAATCCACAGTTAGTACCAACTTGTTCAAATGAGAAAGTAAAGGGTTGACCAACAAATTTCATTAGAAACAAAGCTGTATCTGTCCATACATAGATTGCATCCCTACCTTTAATAGCTCCCATAATCATAGAACCATCAGCAAGCCTCTGTGTGCCTGCTGTGTTGTTTGCTTTAACTGTATAAGAATCTGATTGATCAATACTCTCTTGAGAAGAAAATCTTAAAAACATATCGTCTTGAGTTGTAGTTGTTCCAATTGTAGTTTCTGTTCCAAAAAATACTAAGTGTCTATCGGGTGTAGATACTAATACATGACGTGATGCTGTAGGTGCATTTGATAATACTGTAGCTCTAGTAGAAACAGCTGCGGGTCCTGCTGCATCCCATTCAAAACATTTACCGTTATAAATAAGGGCAATTAATTTTGTTCCATAGTTGTCTAATACCCATAAACCTGGATCAATAGTAAAGTCAGCAGAAGATGCTTCACCCCAGGCAACATAATCAGATATGTTTGTTACTGTATCTCCTCCACTATGTGATGCTTTGGTTGTACCATTGACTTCTCTGGCACCACCACTTAAAATATTTGTAGAAGTATTATTGGCTGCAAAACTTATGTCTTCTGAACCAATTCTTATTTCTCCTGAAGATGGAAAAGCTGAGGAGTTAGTTAAAGGAATATCAGTTACAGCGTCATTAATACCAGAAGCTAGTGTTGTAGTTGCTGGACCCAAAGCTGTACCACCAAACAATCCTGTACCCCAACCATAACCACCTAATTGTTGGGAAGGTCCTACAGTATAATAACATAATACAGAAGTACTATTACCATCACTTGTAGTTAAAGGTGTTCCTGATTCTTGAGTATCCATCGTGATTGTAAAAGTATCTGTAGTAGGAACAGAAGTTACCATAAACTTTTGGTCTTCAAAAGTAGCATTACTATAAGTTGATCCAGCAGGTACTCCTGTTACACTATCAAACATAACGATATCATTGTCAGCTAGACCATGAGATCCGGTACATGTTACTGTAACACTTGTTGATGAAGATGTACTTGAAAATTTTGCGCCGGTTAAAGTAGTTCTAATTGGATGGATGTCATAAAAAACCCCACCTGAATAAACATATAAAATTCTATTGGTTCCTACGGCAGCGTATTTAATACCAGCGTTGTCGTCCCAATGATGAATTGCTCTAGCTGCACCTGTTAGTTTATCATCACCTAGCTGAGTCCAACCACCTATTTTTTCTGGGGTACCGTATCTAAATCTAACATTGTCACCATCAAACCATTGGCCTTCAGCCCCGGTCTCTGTAACCTGTTTGTTGAATCCTGGTCTTCCT